ATTGCAGGCCAAGGCGGGTGCGGCAGAGGACATTAAATCCACCACCGGCCAATACAACGCTTCTTTGGGCATGGGTTCCAATGAGCGTAGCGGCAAAGCCATCCTTGCGCGTCAGCGTGAGGGCGATGTTGGGACTTACCACTATGGTGACAACCTAGCCCGTGGTGTGCGGCACATTGCGCGTCAATTGGTGGACATGATCCCCAAGATTTACGACACGCAGCGCATTGCCCGCATCATTGGTGAGGACGGCGAGACGAAGATGGTCAAGATTAACCCTGACCAGCCAATGCCAGTCAACAAGATTGTGGACGAGCAAGGGATTGTCATTGAGAAAATCTACAACCCCGGCGTAGGCAAATACGATGTTGTGGCGACCACCGGCCCAGGCTACGCGACCAAACGTCAAGAGGCATTAGAAGCAATGGCACAACTGTTGCAGGGTAATCCTCAACTGTGGTCTGTCGCCGGTGACCTGTTTGTCAAGAACATGGATTGGCCTGGTGCCCAAGAGATGTCCAAGCGCTTTGCCAAGACGATTGACCCCAAACTTATGTCTGATGGCGAGGACAATCCTGCTTTGGCTGCCGCCCAGCAACAAATGCAGGCGATGGGTGCCGAGATGGAGCAAATGCACCAAATGCTGCAAAATGTGTCCAAGTCGCTGGATATGCGCGAGATTGAAGTCAAGGAATTTGATTCTCAGGTCAAGGCATACGCCGCTGAGACACAGCGTATCTCAGCCGTGCAGGCCAGCATGAGTCCAGAGCAGATTCAGGACATTGTTATGGGCACCGTGCATGGCATGATTACTTCTGGTGATCTAATCGGCGAGATGCCTGGCCGCGAGTCTATGCAGGATACTATGAGCGAGATGCCAGAGGGAATGCCGCAACAGGGTATGCCACAAGGCCAACCAATGCCACCCCAACAAGGAATGCCACAAGCGCCACAACAAGGAATGCCAACATGAAAGCCTGTGATTTTCTAGGACTATTGTTCTTGGCTCGGGATGTTACCCATTCGGTGCATTGGAATACTCGCAGTTTTTCCAAGCACAGTGCGCTTAACATTTTCTATGACCGCATCATTGATGCTGCCGATGATTTTGCCGAAACGTACCAAGGTCGGCATGGTTTAATAGGGCCAATCACCCTACAATCAGCAAACAAGACTGCCAATGTCATTGATTTCTTGGAAGATTCCTTGAAGCAGATTGAAGCTGGCCGTTATGAAGTGTGCGATAAATCAGACACGGCCATGCAGCAGTTGATTGACAACATTGTTGAAATTTATCTGCGTACGCTTTACAAACTCAGGTTCCTAGCATGATCAAGATTGACTTTGAAATCAATGGTTTTAATGACACATTGATACTGGCTGATGACCACGGCCTAACCGATGCGCAAATTGAAACCATGAAACAAACTCGATACGACAACTGGCGTGACTTCATTGACAACCCACCACCTGTGGTGGATGCGCCGGTTGTAGATGATCCCGTTGTGGAGGAATAAATATGGCAACCTACTACTGGGTTGGTGGCGCTGGCACTTGGGATAACTCGTCCACTACACACTGGGCCCTGAGCTCCGGCGGTGCTGGCAGTGCAGGCGTTCCAACGTCTGCTGATAACGTCATCTTCGACACGCTCTCCAATGCCACGCTGTACACCGTCACGGTGGGAACGACTGCCGTCTGCAACGACGTGACCATTGGTGCCCCATTGGCAGGGAATGTAACCTTCAGTTTTTCTGCTACATCAGTAATTGGCTTCTATGGCTCTTGGACAAACGCAGGTACAGGGGTAACGATTACCCCCACTGCAGGATGCCAAATCCAAGGTAAAGCAACTACAACTGGTAAAACTGTTACTACTAACAGCGTTTCTTTTGGCGCGCTTACGTGGTCTTTTGGCACCGCAGGCGGCGGATGGACTTTAGGTTCCGCATTTTCGCATTCAGGAACCATATCTTGCAGTGGCGGTGACTTTAGCACCGGAAATTTTGCAGTAACTACCGGAACATTGCAGACCTCTGGAACTACTACGCGGTCTATAAGTCTTGGTTCCTCAACGGTAACTTGCGCTGCAGCTTCTCCAGTTAATATTGCAAACGCCACGGGATTAACCTTCAACGCCGGTACATCCACAATTAACTGCTCCAACGCAGCCCCCACGTTTAATGGCGGTGGCTTGACGTACTACAACGTCAACTTTACAAGTAATGGTGCAAACGTTACTTCCGCTATTACTGGCGGCTCAAATACATTTAATAATTTAAACCAAACTACGCCAGCAAGTGGGCGCCGCATTCTTTCGGTAAGTACGAGCCAAACCATTAACGGAACACTTACCCTTGGAACAACCAACACGTACAATCAAAGGGTTCAGCTTATATGTTCAAACACAGGCGTTCCCGCAACGCTTACAGTGGCTACAATTGCTACGCTCTCAGACGTTGACTTCCGCGACATTATTGCTGCCGGTGCTTCCGGTACTTGGTCTGGTACTCGTCTGGGTAATGCCTTGGGAAATAGCAACATCACCTTTGCCGCAGGTAAGACTGTGTACTGGAACCTTGTTGCTGGTGGCAACTGGAGCGCAAATGCGTGGGCCACATCGTCTGGCGGTGCAGTAGCTACCGCAAACTTCCCACTGGCTCAAGATACGGTAATTATTGATAACACTGGACTTACTACAGGTAACACAATAACAATGGACGCTGGTTGGTATATTGGTACGTTAAATTGTACCAGAACTAACGCATGGACTTTTGCAGGCAGCAGTGGTATTACTATTTATGGTGATTTTACTGTCCCCTCAGTTACTACTATAACAAATACAGCAAACTATAACTTTCAAGGTCAAGGGCTTACTCAGACGCTAACAACCAACGGTGTTTCATTTTCTGGCGGTATTAATCAAACCTCCGTTGGCGGTACTCTGGTACTCAACGGCGCAGTAACTTGTGCCTCCACAGCCACGGTAACGCTGAACAACGGTACGCTTGATCTAAATAACAACACATTAACTTGCGGATTGTTTAGTTCAAACAATGCCAATATTCGTTCAATTTTGTTTGTCAATGCAGCTATTGTATTAACTGGTCTTAATTCCACAGTACATAACACATCCAATTCAACAAACTTAACTCTTACTGGTGGCAAAAGTATTCTTGTTACTGGTGCTGGTCTTGCTGGACAAACACGGACAATTTCTCCTGGTGCGACTTCTTCTGGTGGAACATTAGCTAATGCTTTTAGCTTTGTTATAGCATCCGGTGTTGATGCTATAGATTTGGGAACAGTTAGCCGTGTTTACAATTCAATTCAATTTAATTCTGGATTTACTGGGAATATTGCTGCTAACGCATTTCCTCAAATATATGGTAATTTAAGTTTATCATCGGGTATGACGGTTACAGGAGGAACAAATGCTTGGGTATTCAAAGCAACTTCTGGAACTTTTAGGATTACTACAAGCAGCGTCACCATTAATAATCCAATAACATTTGATGGTGTTGGCGGCGTGTGGGAATTTGTAGATGCGTTGACTATGGGCTCTACACAAGCAATGACATTGATCAATGGTACGGTAAAATTGGCCGCTGGCACAACCAATACCGTTGGTTCTTTTGTCACAACTGGCATAAGTCCAAAGTTTTTGCTAAGTGCAACCCCAGGCACACCTGCAACAATTAGTGATGCAAGCGGCACCAACACCGTGACGTACTTGACAATTCAGGATAGCATTGCTACTGGTGGTGCAACTTGGAATGCTCTTGCGATAACAAACATGGATGCTGGTGGTAACACGGGCTGGCTTTTCAGCACTACGCCAAGCATTGGCAATCAAATTACAATGCGTCTGCGCTCATTCACTCAACCTCGGAGATTTTAATCATGTCCATGAATCTGAAAGCTGTAACGACCTGCATGGGTTATCAGCAAATTACCAGCCTGTCCAGCGCCACCAACTTGACGGTTCCCCAAAGAACGCTTAACGGTCTAAACGCCAAGCCGGTGTTTGCTCTGATCATTGCTGAAGGCCAGGCTGTGCGGTGGCGTGATGACAAAGTTGCTCCAACATCTTCCGCTGGTATGCCATTGGCAGTTGGCATCCCATTGCAGTACGATGGCGACTTAACTAACATTCAGTTTATTGAGCAAGTTTCTGGCGCAACCTTGAACATTAGCTACTACCTGTAAGGTTTTACTATGGCCGTCAATCTCTCCCCGCTTGCTGGTGCTGGCTGGCAATTTTCTGACAATAGTGGTGTCGTATTGTCTGGCGGCCTGCTGTATACCTATACCGCTGGAACAACTACACCGCAAGCCACTTACACTAGTTCTGGTGGCGGCACAGCCAATAGCAATCCAATTGTTTTGGATTCTTCAGGTCGTATAACAAATGAAGTTTGGTTAACTCAAGGAGTGGCGTACAAGTTTGTTTTAAAAACATCTGCTGCCGTTACCATTGGTACGTATGACAACATATCCGGCATTAATGATTTTGGTGCTCTTTCTGCAAGCAGCGGGTCCTCGCTTATTGGCTATCTTCCAGCAACTGGTTCAGCTACTACTGTGCAAGCTGAATTGCGAGCTTTGGACGCAGCAAATACCACGTTTGCCTTAAAAGGTGCAAACACCGACATTACTAGTTTGGCAAGCCCTGCACTTTCATCTGCTACTGCAACAACACAAGCAAGCACTGATCGTAGCACCAAGGTTGCAACAACTGCTTTTGTTAATACGGCAGTTGGCTCGGATATTATTTCTTTTCCAGACCCAACACTTGCTGGCTTTTCAATGACGTTGCCAGTGGCAACATCAGCTATATCACTTGCGTTTCGATCAACTACTCCAAGCTCTGGTCTAGCAACTACAGTAACCGGCACTCCTGCTGCTTTGACAATACCAGCAGGCGCTACGCTGGGAACAATAAGTGGTGTGCAAAGCACTATTGTTGAAGTTCTGATTAACAACAATGCAGGAGGTTTGGAACGTGCTGTTGTTAATTTATCTGGTGACAATAATTTATCAGAAACAACTTTAATTAACACTACTGCAATAAGTAGCAGTTCTAGTTCAGCTAATGTATTTTACTCAAGCACAGCTAGAACTGGCGTTGCCTATAGAGTGGTTCGCACCATTACCTCCACCCAAACAACAGCAGGCTCTTGGGTTACTGCGCCAAGCGCAGTACAAGGTGCTGGCGGTAATGCATTAACTTCAATTGGGGAAATTTATTCTTCAACTGCTGCGGCAACAACATCAGGAACAAGCGTTACTTTTGGATCACTTCCAATAAATACCAAACGTGTAACATTTATGTTTTCTGGAGTTGCTACAAATGGAACTTCTTTAGTTTTGCTTAGATTGGGTACATCTAGTGGATTAGAAACTACAGGTTATTCTGGACTTGCGGGGTCTTTGGGTCCATCAAATCAAACAGGAACAGGAACATCTAGCGCTGGAGTGTTATTGGGAAATACCAATACTTCTGGTAGAACTTACACTGGTACTGTAACTTGTGTTTTGTTAAATTATGCAACCAATACTTGGGTTGTAAATGCTTCTTTGCAAACTAGCGATAATTGGATGCAATTTTCTTCGTACTCCAAATCACTTGCAAATATATTAACTCAAATATCTTTAACAACTGAAACTGGCGTTAATACATTTACCGCTGGTTCCGTTAACATTCTTTACGAATAATTTATGCATTTTTTGCACATGGAAAAAAATTAAGGCATAATGCCAAAAAACGTACTGGTGCGTTCACCAGGGAATCTAAGGATTCAATGAGATGACTGATGAAGTCGAAAACCTAGCGGTTACACCCGTGCCAGAACAGGAAGCAACGGCTGCGCCTGAGACTGTAGTAGAAACGCCGGAAGTTGCAGAAGCGCCAAAGACTTTTACCCAAGAGGAATTGGATGCCGCAATTGGTAAGCGCCTCGCAAGAGAGCAACGTAAGTGGGAACGAGATCAAGCGCAACGACAAGCGGAAACGCAAATCGTAAAGGCTCCATCAGTTACCTCTGTTGAGCAATTTGAAAACCCTGAAGCCTATGCGGAAGCATTGGCATATCAGAAGGCAGAAGAATTGATTGCCAGACGGGAAGCTGCAAAGCACCAGTCGCAAGTTCTTGAAAGCTATCAGGAGCGTGAAGAAGCAGCGCGGGATAAATACGATGACTTTGAACAGGTCGCGTACAACCCCAAACTGAGTATCACAAACGTGATGGCTGAGACGATCCAATCTTCGGAGATTGGGCCTGAGTTAGCTTACTATCTCGGTTCAAACCCCAAAGATGCAGACCGTATCGCCCGTTTAACGCCTTTTATGCAGGCAAAAGAGATTGGGAAAATCGAAGCCAAATTGGCCGCTGAACCTCCCATGAAAAGAACAACGTCTGCGCCCGCGCCGATTTCGCCTGTTAATGCACGATCCTCTGGATCGCCGTCACATGACACTACTGACCCACGGTCTATCAAGACTATGACAACCAGCCAGTGGATTGAGGCAGAACGTGCAAGGCAGATGAAGAAGTACGATTCGCAACGTATCCGCTAATTTTTTATAAAGGACTTTATTGTGTCTAACTCAATCTTAACCATTGACATGATCACGCGCAAAGCGCTTGAGATTCTCGAAAACAACCTGGTACTCACCCGTAACGTGAACCGCCAGTACGATGACAGCTTCGCCGTGCAAGGTGCCAAGATCGGCTCCACACTGCGTATCCGTCTGCCCGACCGCGCTTTGGTAACTGACGGTGCCGCCCTGCAAGTTCAGGACGACAACGAGCAGTTCACCACCTTGTCTGTTGCCAGCCAGAAGCACATTGGTGTTAACTTCACCTCTGCTGAACTGACCATGCAGTTGGACGACTTCGCGGAACGGGTTCTCAAACCCCGTATTTCGCAGTTGGCCTCCAGCATCGACAACGATGTCGCCAACGCCTACAAGTCGATCTATTCGTCTGTCGGCACGCCTGGCACCACGCCGTCCACCTCGCTGGTTCTGCTGCAAGGCAACCAGAAGCTGAACGAGTACGCATCGCCGAT